GTCGTACCCTAGGCCGGTCAGTTCATCCCGAAGATCTGACAAATCATATTGATATTTTTCCGTGCTGTTTGCCAAAGCCGTGACCAGCTTGTCAAACTGATCTGCGCTGTCCGTGGCCTGATCCTGTGTGCCGGAAAAGTTCAGTAGTCCATCTGCCCACCCGATGACGGCCTGGGTTGCGTCGCTGACGCCTGGGATATAGTCATTTGCCAGTTTCCCAACCAGTAAACCAATGGTTCCGGAAATTCCGACAAGACCGGCAGCTCCACCCGCTGTCCCCGCCAGAGCGTTAACTGCTGTGCCCCAGGCTGTCGTGGCCGTGGCCACAGCGCCCAATCCACTTATCAACGCACCACCAGAACCAACGAACCCAACCAGGGAGGACAGCCCGCCTATCAACGCCCCGCCTGCAGCCACAATACCGCCCAGCACGCCAAAAGCCGCACCAACCGCTGCCACATTACCGGCCAGCTCCTGCATGTCCGGGTCCAGAGAATTGAATCCGTCCACTATAGCTATGACCGCATCTGCCGCCGGTGACAGTATTTCTACAATACCAGTTGTGACAGACGCCAAAGATTCCAGGCTTTCGACAATCATGTTGACGGCATTTTCCATGCCCTCTGCTGTAGTCAGGTCGATGTCGTTTTCATTGAAAATGTCAGCGATGGTGTCCCAAAGTTCGCCCACCTTTGCCTCTAAGCCGGTGAAGTCTGCATCATCAAGTGCCGGTCCAAGATTTTCGGCAATATCGGAAAAGACAGAGATAATTTTGTCTTTGGCTTCTTCCCAGATGGTCAGGTCCCCGAACTCTGTCTGAACGGTCCGCAGGGCGCTGATAAATTGAGTCTGAAAGTCACCGGTATCCAAGCCCTCCATGGCCCCTGACAGGTCGTCAATGGCTGTTTTGGTGATATCAAGTTCTTTTACTGCTTTGTCACCAAGGTCCTCAAACTGCGTGCCCATCAAACCAACGCCAGCATTGAAAGAAACCTGGCTGTTTTCTGTCTCAGATATTTTTTTGATAATGGCGTCAAACGCTTGAATAGCGGTCATTTCGCCTGTTGTGATTTGTTCAACAAACGCCTCTGGGTCATAGCCAAGAGACTCAAGGGCCTCGTTTGTGGTTTTGCTATCGTCAACAATCCGGACCCGGAACTCCTTGAAAGCATCGGCGGCTTTGTCGGTGCCAAGCATCCCATCTGCAAGTCCGGTTTGAAGCACAGAGAAAAACTGTCCTGCATCTGCCTCGCCATTTGCAAATTGAGTTGAGTATTCGGTAATTGATTCCAGGAAATCCCCGGATGTATTTAATCCTGATTGAAGACCTTTGACAATGAAATCAAAAGCGGTGTCAGAATCGACACCAAAGTTTTTCATCAGTGTTCTGGCAGCGGCCAAAGAATCGTTAAAGTCAACATCGAATACTTTTTGAACCTTCAGTGCCTCGGTGGTAACCTTGCCGATATCAACACTGGCATTGTCGCCAAACTTTTTCTGCGCCTCTGTGACAGCGGCAAACGTTGTCATAAGGTCTTCGCCGAACCCGGCGGTATATGCTTGCTTGGCTATTTCTTCAAATTTCTCTGCTTCTTCGATAGGAAGACCAAGGCTGTTCTGCATCTTTTTTGCTTCAGCCTCAATATCTGATGAAGCCTTTATTCCGACAACCGCAATCCCGGCAATGGCAGCGTTGAGGGCCGCAACTGCAAGCACGGCATTTTGAAACGGCTCGCCAATGTCCTGCATGTCACTGCCGAAGTCTTCAACGTTTTTGCCTATCTTGCTGACTTCCTTGGTGACGTTATCGACCCCACCAAAAACAATCTCTATGGTTTTTTTAAGATCAGCCACGGCCCCTCACAGATTGACGTTTCTTTTTCAAATGATCGTAATACATGCCCCACAGCTCCATTTCAGTGTTGGTCAAATACCCATGCGGGAAAAGATCAGGCCGGGCTTCATACAGGAACCGGTTGCGCTCAAAACATAGCGCCAAAGCGCCCCTGACACCGGGGTCATGCCAGAGGCTTAGGCTTTTCCCGGCTCATGCCCCTGGCCGGTCAGCTCCAGGATTTTCTTTGCAATCTGCTGGAACTCAACCGGGCAGCAGGTGCAGAGCTTGACGGCCAGGTCTTCGTCTGCTGCCGGTTCGACTGACCCCAGTTTCACCAGGTGGATGTTCAGGGCAACATTGGACGGCACGGTGTCATCGATGTTCATGATTTTTTTTGCCGCTGCCGCTTTTTCTGCCGACTGACCGCCGACAATACCGGCCACCAGGGCCGCGATGTCTTTCCGGCTTTCAACCGCCTGCTTTGCCTGCCCCAGCTCCTGCCCGGAGATTCCCCGCACCTTCCACACCGGCTTTTCCCCTTCGCCAAACCAGGATACCAGCCCCGGCACCGGCACATCCGCTGTCCGGGGCTGCATCTTGGTATTCAGGAATTTTTCCGCATCAAAGCCCATCAGGACAGAACCCTCTCGCCCTGGTTCTGTGCCGAAATGGTGGCGCTGATTTCAATGGTTCCGTCAGCCGGGAATGTCTCGGCAATGCCAAGGACCCCCTGGGCATAAATGCAAGGCGTGGTCAGCAACCGGTCATTCCGAAACTTGAACCACAGCTCCTCCCCCTCAAACTGCATGAACCCCTCATTCAGGGTGCTGGTATAGGCTGTGAAAGACCCCTGCCCGATACTCTGGGACCGGGTGCCCATGGCCCCACCGTAATATTCCGTAGAAGACACGGAATAGCTGTTTGCGGGCCGGACAAAATCAGCCGCTTTCGGGACCTGTGCGAAGCTCGGAGTGTAATAGCTGGCATACACCAGCTTGGTTGCCACAGTGGTACCGGCATCTTCGCTGTGGATCGCTTGAAGCTCGGAAGCAAAGTCAACCCCGGCATAGCCCTGGACGCCTGCGGTCACGCGAATGCGCTCTTCTTCCCACACCGGGAACATGGCCATTTCCCTGGAACTGCCGGGCACCTGGATGATTTCAGATGCTGTTACAACAGCCACACCAAAGGCGGTCAGCTTGACCTGGGCAATCTCGATGGCATCATTATCAATGTATGGAGGGCCACCTGCAGCACCCCGGGTTGTGGAAAAAGCGGTGCCGTCAGTACCGGCCACCACAGCCACTGCCCCGGCAGCGGTAATTGTGATACTGTTGATGTTGTGAGTATCGGGCGTGATTGCACGGGTGATTGCCACATCCGTGGCCGCTGTGATGTCCTCCTCTGCGCCTGCCAGCCAGCAGGTCCCGCCGGAGATATCGATCATGTCGTTTGTCCCGGACGCTGCCGGAGAAACCACCAGCCCAGTCAACACCCCATTAGGTCTGACCGACGGCGTGTACCCGGATCTGTTGGACCACAGCTCGGCCGCACTGTTAAAGGTTTTGTTATCGCCGGCGTCTGACAAAGCGGTGTACGCCACTGCGGTCTGCCCGGCTTCATAGTCAAGTCTGGGATCTGCCATTTTCCTATCCTTTCATTTTAAGATTGACTGTACGGGTCACCCGCCAGTGTGTTGTATTTGACTCTGAACTCAGCAAAGACAGCCACGGTGGTGTCCTCGCCCTGGGGTATTGCTCCGGGTCCGCCGGATGCGTACCCGATTGAGTTTATCAATGGTGTGACATGCACCTGCTCGGCGGCCTGGTCCGTTGTGCCGGCCCCGGTGCCGCTGGTGATCGTCACGGCTTCGGATGCGTCGAACGTATCTGCTGCCGCGTCCGGCTTGATGGTCCATTGCCGGGTGGTATTGTTGTACCGGATCAGGGTCCCGGTGTCGCCGGTGCCTGCCCCGGTGACTGTCTTGCCGATATCCCCAGTCACGGCATCGGTATATCCGGCTGTTTTAAAAACCAGCATCAGATAGGGCGGTGCCGTCATGATCTTGATGGCATCGCCCAGAAGCTGCTCCTGGATCACGGACGGATTGGTGGTGCCGATTTCTGCAATGGCCTCCACCTTGAGCATCATTTCACAAAGATTCTGGCCGTATTGCTGGGTCACCTCTTCAAGCTGAGGCAACAGGACCGCCGCCGGCACTTTGCCCGGGTCCACATAAGACACGGCCCGGAACACATTGGCCCCGCAACCGATGTTGAACCCCCGGGCCGTGGTCCAAGTTGCCAGATGATCCAGATACGCGGAAATAATCTGTTCCCTGATAGTATTAGCCACGGTGCCTCCTCAGGATTTCATCGATCTTGTTTTCCACGTTGATCAAATAGACGTGCTGGGCCTGAATGGTGACCGGGTCCAGGACTTTCGGCTTGGCGAATATGTCTTCTATCCGGGGACCTGTCAGGCGTTCCACCGGGCGCTTGTATATCGGTGCCACGGCGCTCCATCTGGCACTAGCCTTTTTGCCGACCGGCCATTTGCCAGTCCCTGGCATCCGATTCTTTCGCCAATACACATGCTCCTTGCTGCCCCGGGCCGCAATATAGGCGTGTTTGATCAAAGACCTTGACGATGACTTCAGCACCTTCACAGACACGCCCTTCTGTGTCTGGTTTGCGCCAAAATTGATCAGCCCGACCGGTTCACCAGTTGCTTTCAGTGACCCGGATATGTCGCCATAGTTTGCTTTTTTGATACTGAAATCTTTTTTGATCCGGCTGGATTTCAAGTTGATCTCGTTGGCGATCCGGGCCGTCGCCTGGGTCCGCGCCGTGGTCAAAGTCTTGTTTATACTGGTGGTCATAACAGACTTGTACTTGTCCGCCAGATCGCCCAACATATTCCTGACCGCCGTTACGTCCGCCTGGTTGATCTGTACTGCCGTCATCGGACCACCGCCGTGACCATTACACGGTCATTGTTCTCAATCTTTTTGACCGTGTACGTCTCGCCATCAACCAAAAACGTTGCACCCAAGGCAGGCATGCCAACGTCAGACACCTTTGCCGTGACCGTTGTACCAAGCGTTGCTACACCTATATCGTATCCGTCCGCCTGGATCATAACGTCATGGTACACCAGCGCCGTACAATCCACCGGATCTCCGGTAACTGGTGTATAGGTTGCAGCTTTACCGCCGATTCTCAGCAGGTCAGTGGCCGCCTGTTCCATGATTGTTTCAATTGTCATTGCTTACCCCTGCAAACAAAAAACAGAGATGTCAAAATCCTTGGCAGCATCGGTGCTGGTCGGGGTGAACTGCATTGCGTCACAGTAATAATCCACCGGGAAAGCCAGCGTACCAGCAACCATGTTCACCGTTTCCACCGTCATATACTCCTCGGTCCCGGGGGTCCGGATAGCAACTGCCACGGACCCAGCGGAGCTTGATGCTGATGTCAACTGCACCTGTTTGGCCTTGACCCGCTCATATCCAGCCATGTCGATGACCTGCGTCCCATCTGCTGTGGTTTTGCCTGTCAGCTTAAATGTCCGTTGCATTGGTCACCGCCTATGGGCCGGTAATGGTTACCGTTGTTGATGTCACGGTCCCTTGACACTCTGTCATCAGGTAGTATGTCCCGGCGGAGTCGGTGATGGTCAAGATTGCCTCGCCGGTTGCATCGGTCATGATGTCAATGTCTTGGTTTGCCGCATGCTCGACGAGTATCATAGCATCTGCCGCCACTGCCAGTTCAGAAGATGCCGCCGATGCGCCCATGGTCGTCGCAGATGTCCACGCCCGGATCAAAACATTTTTTGCAAGATCGTTACCGGCCAGGTCCGTCGCTTGGATGGTCACCGCCGCGGTCCCGTCAGTTCCGTCCACAGAAGCGGCGGTTAGTTTGATGATGGTATCCTGGATATCATCTTCAAGGTCGGCGATTGCGACCGCACCAGGTACTGCCGCCTTGGGGATCAACATAACATTGATTGTTGCCGTTTCCCCGGCAGTAACCGCTTCAAGAGCGACCCCGAAAGGGTCCTCTGAGCTGTCTTTGTCAAGCGGGGTGTCTTTGTCGGCCCAGTAAAGCATGTCGCCAACCGCAATGGCGGAATTGCTGCTGCCATCGTGAGCCTTGCAGCTCAGGTCAAACACGCCTTCGGTCTGTACAGTCGCATTATATGGGCTTGCCGTTTCTGCGTCAGTCAGCAACACACAGGGCAGGTATCCCCCGACAACGAACGCATCCCCGGATTCAGCACCGGTGACGGTTGCCATCTGCATTTTCTTGCCGTCTCGGATAAAATTTGTAGCCATCGTTCAAATTCCTTTATTTTTGTGCCCGGCGGACCGGGCTATTTTCAATCAAAAACTACAATCAGTTGCCGTCATTCATGTACAGGCCGCGCCAGTCCATGGCTTTTGCGCCTGCGTCAATGCGTACCTTGAACTCGGTTCCGTCAACGCTCCACCCCTGCTGCTGTTCCAGATAGGGTGTCTGGTTTCCGTTCAGGAAAAACACGGTGACGGTTTTGCCCTTCATAGCTGCCAAAAACCATGCTGCTGGGTCGCTGGCATCAAGGCGGGCATCATAAATGCGCTGGAGAACATTGCCGGAATATATGTTCACGCGGGTTGCGGCAACGCTTTCATCAGGGGTCCCGATTGTGCCCTCATCGTTGTATTTTTCAGAACCGAAAAACACTTCCGCCAGTCCTCTCAGGGCCATCGGTGCCAGGAAAAAGGAGGGCCGGATATTCAGCAAGCGCTCGCCCTTGAGATCGGTCTGTGTGCCCATGGCCAGATACGCCGCGTTCATGGTGGCAATTCCGGGAGCCGCACCAGATCCGCCAGCCACATAATTTGAATGGTCAGCATGAAACAAGGCGGTGCCGTCGCCCATGTCAGGATTACCGGTCAAGACCGCATAGGGCAGATCACCCACCTTGCGGGCAGCTGCTTCGCCCATGCCCATAAAATTCCGGGTGATGGCGTTCAGGTCGTCGTTGATGATTGCCTGACGGGAGATACCAGCCATTTTGCCGTATGTGACAACCTGGTATTCCTCTTTGGCTTCCGTCCTGTTGCCGTATTCGTATTCGGCATTTTCGGGCAGCTCGTCCAAGTCGTCAAACTCTGAGATTCTCACAGAAGAGTGGGTCTTGAAATCGGACACGCGCCCGGTATCACACCACTGATTCCAGGTTTCTCCAGCACCTTCCCAGCCCGCAAACAGTGATTTGTTTGCCACGTTCGCCAGGATATAGGGAAAATCAGAAGTGGTCAGTGCCCGGCCAATCATTTCCAGGGGATTTCCGGTGTTTTTAAGGTTGTTCACCATCAGGGCATGACGGGCCATCTCCACCAGGGAATATCCTGCCAGGTCGGATGCGCCGGCAATTTTACTGTGATCGCCGGGGATGCCGGATCGGATCAGGACCGCCCCCTCTGCTGCTTCACGGAATTTTTCTTTTTCGTCTTTGCCGATATCGTACCGATGTCCGTCCGGCGGTGCCGGGTCTTTCTTTTTTTCTGCCAGATGTTTCATGACCAGCTCCCGTGCCTTGTGGATATCCACGTTGTCGTCAATCATCCGGGTGACTTCCTTTTCCGGAATGTCAAACTGACGACACATGGAGTTGATCTCAGTGATCCGCTCACGCTCTGCCCGGACCGCATCAGCCCGTTCTTTGTCGGGGTCAATTTTGGGTTCCGGGTCTTTTTTGGGGTCCGGTTTTTTGACCGCTCGTGTCTTAATTTCGTCCATGAATGCCCGCATCTCTTCGTCCGTGGCCTCAGCGGGCATGCCAAGCAATGCCAGGAATTTTCTCAATTCGTCCATTTTGTTTTCCTTTTTTTTTGGGTTGATATAAGATCGGGCCTTTGCCCGCTGATCCGCGCCGATGGGACACACTGATAATTCCTTGGGTGTCCACTTTGTTGTTACCCGCAGGGGGCCGGAAAACTCCCGACCTGCCACGGTCTGCTTTTCGTTTTCAGGAATCCAGATCGATTCATTTGCCCGGTATCCAACGGAAAAATCCGTCAGGTGACCCTCCTGGATTCTGACCCAGGTGCCTTCCGCCTCTGCTGCCTTGCTGAAATATGACCGGCCCATCATCCTGTCATCTTCGATCCGCATGTCCCTGTAGCTTCCCAGCACATCCTTGGATTCATATCGCATGTGGGTATCCAGGAGCGGGACTTGCCGGGTTGTGGGGATCTGGCACCCGGACATGAGCAGGATTTCAGGCACAATGGCATACCGCTCATAATCGAAAACCTCTACCGGATCTTCAGTCGCGCCGATGACCTCGACGGACCGGTTTTCCGTGTTGATAGTGCTCGGACCGTCCTGCCGGATGGATAAGGTACGGTATGTCAGATTTTTGGGGTCTGACCGGGTGGAAAGTTTCTTTTTCTTTTTCTGTTTTTTCATTCTTATCTCCCGAACTTGATCAGCTTCGCGGCCTTTTGCTCCTCTACCGCCGCCGGGTTGTTTTTCAATGCGCCGGAAACTTCCTCTGGCTGCAAGCCCATCTCCTTTTCCCATTCGCGGAATTCCTGGATCTCGCGAAGGACATCTTCTGGATCACGTCCACGAGCACGAATAACTTCTTGCGGACTTCTCAAGTTTGCCTTGCTTGAGTCGATCCATGCTTTTGTTTCTCTCAATGGATCAATAGACTCCATGCCGGGCGGTTGCCATTCTGCCCGCTTGTAAGCGTATGGATTCGTGAAATACCCCGGCAAATCCAGCTTTCCGCTCATGACAGCATAGTCATAAAAGGGTAAGGTGGTTGACTGGCAAAATTGCCGAATGTGCCGGGAGATCGTGGGTTTCAATGTGTGCAGAAAATCGTTCCGGGCTGTCCGGGATGTGGAATAATTCAATCCCTGGTAATCACCGGACAGAATTTCATATGGGATGCCGGTTGTGACGGACAACATGCACAGCAGCAGTCGAACCATGGGAGGAAAGTTTGTGCCTGGCCGGGGATTGCTTGCAAGGTCGATGGATTCGCCGGGGTTCAAGTATTCAATAATGGCGTTTTCCATTTCTTCGATGTACTGCTGCTCGCCATCGTCACCGGTCAGGGTTTCCAGGCCAAGCTGCCGCCCTGCAGGTGAGTCGGTCTTTACAAACCCCAGGTATTTTGCGGCCATTTTGGCCCCGTCGATCTCCGCGTCCATGTATTCCTGGAGATCGTGGGCAAGCAACAGGCCTGCGGTCAGCGGGGAGATGCCCCGGAGCTGACCTGGCCGAAGCGTTTCAAACCCATGGATGATGTCTTCTGACTTGATTCTGACGGAGTTTCCCCAGCCGTCGGGGTCGTCG